CGCTAGAAATGTACGAAAACATGGACATTTTTATTATGGGCCACATTCACGAAAATTCTAGCCGTAACGACGTAAGGGACGCCGTACAATACAACCAAGGTAAGCGCGTTTATGAGTTAACCCAAAAGCAAATACACTTGGCAATTACTGGCACCTATAAAGAAGAATACGGCGACGGCTCCCAAGGCTGGCACGTTGAACGTGGCGCCCCTATTAAGCCAATTGGCGGCCGTATTTTAACGCTTAACGGCGTAGTCGAAAGAAGCAAAGAGGCGGACAACTACGACGTTTTAATAGACTCACATAAATTTCCATTATGAAAGCAATATTACAATTCAACTTGCCAGAGGAAACTCACGAATATTTAAACGCATCCCAAGGCGCACAGATGAAATCTATATTATGGGACCTTGACCAATGGTTACGCGCTAAGCTAAAATACGAGGAACTAGCCGACGGGCAATACGACGCATTTAAACAAACGCGGGACCATTTACGCAGCTTATTAATAGAGGAAAATATAGATTTAGACAAATGAAAGAGTTACTAGACGATGAACGAATTAGAATAGCGGTTTTAGCTTTTATTGCTGGGGTAATTTTAGCTTTTATTGTATTCCCAAAACGGGAACTAGAAACCGTCTATAAAACCAAAACTGAGCGATTAACCGATACGCTATACATCACGTCCAGCGACACGGTTTACATCCCTAAAACAAAGATAAAAACGGAAGTTTTGCGGGACACAGTACTAATCGATTTTAAGCCTAAAATTAGCGCGTTTACGGCGTCGTTTCCTTTCGAGCATGGAAGTACAAGCGTGAGCGGTGAAGTCTTGGGGGAGGTGCTTAAAATGACCGCTATAAACGATTATAAATTGCCCGTGGTTACTAACACAATTACCGAGACTAAAACGGAAACGATTGTTATAAAGCCAAAAGGATTTTATTTGGGCGCGGCGGTTAACTCAGATTTAAAACTGGGCGCAAACGTTAGCTATTTGGACAATAAATATTTGTTCCAGTATCAGTACCAACCCGTGACAAAGATTCACACGTTGGGCGTTAGTAAGAAGTTATTCTAAACGTTAACAAAAGTTTGCAATTTGTAAACCTCTGGGTTGGTTGTTACCTTTTTAAATGGATTCGTAACAAGTACGCGCCTAATTTGTTACAACTGTCGACAAACTGGAGACGTTTCAAAGGTAAAAAGCTGCAAAATTTACCCGCGTTAATCGGATTAATTCCGATAAGTTTAAAGATATTTTACAAAAACGGCATCTTTTGTGCATTATACCGCACATTAATAAACAAAAAGTAGGTTAATGAATGAATTTTCATGCGCTATAATTTGGCGCAATTGACGCATAAATGCCGCAATATAGTTTAAAGGCTATCCTTTAAATTAGCCTTCATTAACTTAATCATGTTCTGTTTGTCCTTAACGCTTTTCCATTCGTGGGAGCCGTCCAGTTCGTCGTATTTACTGGCGTCAAGTGCATGAATTTTTAATAAAACTAGGTAACCAATCAAGTCGTTTATAACGTCTTCGTCGTCATGGTCCAAAGACCCGTTTTTTATGCGCTTTAATTTGTCGTCAATCCTAACGAGTAGTCCTTCTTTTGCGGACAACTGACTAAACACCCCGAGCGGCTCGAGTGCGCTATTGCCGTACTTTTTATTTTTGGCAATTAGTAACTCTTTAATCTCAATTAAAACGTCGGAAACCTTTGCGCTAAACTCTAGCATAAACTTTTTGGAATGAAATAAACTTTTCGCCTTTAATGTACTGGGACGTTGTGAATTTAGACCGTCCTTTTTTGACTAGCAAGCCATCAGAAAACAAAACGTAAAATTCGTTTTCGGCTGACACTTGATGTAAGCTAAAAATTTCTTGCCAGTACTCTGGCGGCTTGCGGTTTTCGTCAATTACTTTGGTCGCGTTCCCAAAGCCAAACGGGTTTAAAATCTGGTCCTCATGCATACGCAAGATAAAAGCATAAAAACCGACACTTTAAAAAAAAATAGCTTTTTGTTGAATTTATTTTTATTAATTCTTTTGTTTTTAATTTATTCCTTATAATTTTGATGCAGTAATAACGCAAACAACCCCAAAACCATGACTAATTTACTAGAATTTGAAAAAATCAAGCCGACATCAAGTTACGATTCGGTTTCTTATAAATCCGTTTTTAAAATCAACGATAATGTTTTTGTAATCTATGTCGATAAAAGCATTTATAAGCCTAACAAGTACGAATTTAGAATTTTAAACAATGGCAGAACATACAGAGGTTTTGCAACTTATACAAGCGCAAAAAAAGCAATGATTGATTCTGAAATTAGAGTAAAAAATATAATTAACGGCTAAAAACTAAACTTATGAACTACGACCAAGACACATTTTACGACCAAGAAATAGAATTTACCTACGAGAATAAAGAGTACGTTTGGCAAGGCGATTACTCAGTTACCAACTGGGGCGAAGACGAAAGCGAACACGCGCCAGCCTACGGCGAAACGGAGGTTTCAATTGACCACACAACAAGCTTATCGTTTTACGACGAAGAAACCGACGCGGTTTTTGAAGTAAAGCCAACGCCAAGCCTATTGGCAATATTAGAAATTAAAATAGAACGAAACCTTTAAACAAAACAAAACCTATGGAAAAATCCCAAAGTATTCAAAACCTTACCCAAGGCCTAGCAAAGTTTCACACTATGGTGGGCCGCATCTCAAAAGATGCCGCTAACCCTTTTTTCAAAAAAAACTATGCAAGCCTCCCGCATATTATTACAGAAATCAGCGAGCCGCTCGAAAAAGCGGGTTTAATTATTACCCAATTTCCAAACGGCGACGGCCTTACGACTATGCTAATACACGCGGAAACAGGCGAGTACATTTCGGCAACCTACACATTGCAAGTTGTTAGACAGAACGACCCACAAGCGCAAGGCTCGGCAATTAGTTACGCGCGACGTTACGCCATTACAAGCATTTTAAACCTAGCAATAAGCGACGACGATGCCGAGGCGGCAACACGACCAGTAAGGCAACAACAAGCGCCTAAACAAGCCGTAAAGGTTGCACCAACCGAGGAACAGTTCGCCTACATTGTACGGTATTTAAACGGTACCGACGCGCAACGTAAACAAGCGCTTGAGGCGATTACCAAATACAATTTTAATAAGGACCAACAAGACACTTTAGACGGCTTAATATAATGGCAAATTTGTATGAAATAACACGGGAGGCGCTAGAGTTAGCCTCACTACTTGAGACCGAGGAACTAACGCCAGAATTAGAGGCGGCCCTAGTAATTAATCAAGAACAGTTGCAAGCCAAGGCGGGTAACTATGCCAAGGTAATTGCAAACATCCAGAGCGATGCGGACGCAATAGACACGGAAATAAAGCGGTTAAAGGCAATGAAAGAAAGCAAAGAGCGAGCGATTGACAGACTAAAGGACGCGGTTAAAAACGCCATGTTGGTAAGCGGAATAGACAAAATAGAATCGCCTTTATTTAAACTGTCTTTACGCCGTAGCGAGGCGGTCGAAGTTGACTTAGTCGAGGCATTACCGAGCGATTTTAGGACCATTAAAAACGTGGTGACCGCTGACAAGGTAGCAATTAAAGAAGCTATTAAACGCGGCGAAAATGTTATTGGCGCAAGAATAATCGAAAACTTTAACCTCCAAATAAAATGACACCTAAAGAAAAAGCAGAAGAGTTGGTAGAAAAGTACGGAATTTGGTTCTGGAATGAAGGCGTATGCGACTATTACCTAGCCAAAATATTAGCATTGATTGCAGTAAATGAGATAATTAATTCAAACCCTCACTCAAACCCATTAAATACAGAAGTTTATTCAACAATGGATTGGTGGCAAGAAGTTAAACAAGAAATTGAGAAGCTATGAAACAGACAGCAGTAGATTGGTTGGTAGACCAAGTAGAAAATTTCAATTGTATGAAACTTGGATTAATACCTAGTAACATTATTGAGAAAGCCAAGCAAATGGAAAAGCAGCAGATTAGTGACACATGGGTAGATAGTAGAATTTCAGATAAAGGAGATGTATATCTTGGGAAACAAAAATCATTTGAAGAATACTACAAAGAAACCTACGAAGCAAATGAGCCCTGATATAACGATGTGCGTGGGGACAGATTGTCCCCAGAAAGAAACTTGTTACCGATACACGGCCAAGCCTAGTGACTATCAAAGCTACTTTATAGAGCCGCCAATTAAGGACGGAAAATGTGAAATGTACTGGGGCGAAAAAGCACAATCAGTTTATAATCAACTAAAAGAAATACTAAAATGAAACCACATTTATACTTGGGCAAGTTTATACAACGGCCAGCAGACTTGGCGCCAAAAGGTGTTGCGTCAACATACGACAAAGAGAAATTACCTTTTAACGAAACTTGGGAAAGATTATGGAAACTTGCGAGATAATGGACAAAATTAAGGCGCTTTACTTGGAGGGATTGACCCGCAAAAAAATAGCCAAGGCGCTTGGACTAGACGACCAAAAAGTTGGGTATTTGCTCTATACCAAAATGAAGCTTCACGAAATTTACCCGCGCAAATTAATGGACGAAAACATTTTTAACATTTTAACCGACCATCAAATTAGCAGAATTCTAACGCTGGCGACATACGGTTACGACTGCAAAGAAATAGCCGAGGACCAAAAGCTAGAATTTCGCAAGGTTAGAAAGTTGCTAGACGTTGCCGAGGCAAAAAAAATGATTCAGAAAAAAGTTTAAAATATTTTTAGTAATTCTTTGGAATCTAATTTATTCCTTATACTTTTATATCAGCAATAAGGCACAACAACCAAAAAACACCAAAAAAATGATAGCATCAGAATTAAAAATCGGAGACACATTTAGAAGCGATGGTTTTTTACTTACAATCGCAAACATTACAACAAGTTCATACAAAAATGGAACACCGTGCATAATGGTAGAATGCACAACCAATGGAGGCAAAATCGTAGATAGTTTTAAATGCTTTAAATTAACCACAAAAGTAAAATAAATCAAACGGCCCTTAGGGGCCTTTACTTTCAACTTTAAACCAAACACACTATGAAAACACTTGGAAAAATTATCTACTTTATTGTGGCTTTGTCGCCATTCTTTGCGCTCGGTTATATGCTTGGCTTGAAATTACTTTAACCTTTTACCAAACACACCTATGGAAAACTTAACTTTAAAAATCAGTCAAACAACAACTCGCACGGTAATAATGCCGCGCTACTTTCTACGAAGCCAAGGCGATTATTACAAATTAATAGACGAAAAAACCTACATTAACGTAGTTTATTACGGCAGCGATTTGTCGCATTATTCTTTGTATTTGTACCCTAAAATCGTAGTTTATTCAACTGATTTATTGCACGGTTTAGACGTTATGACTTTAAAACAAATAACCGAGGACGAATTTTATACCGCTTATTATCAAGCCAAAAATTTAATAGAAAAACTCGCTGAAATATGAAAGCTACCGACTCACAAAACGCGCTAATTAAAGCCTTTCTATTAAGTGGAGAAAGTATCACCGCAAGTGAGGCTCTTAATATGTATGGTTGCTTTAGGCTTGCCGCTAGAATTGCAGACCTCAGGGACGAAAGTTTAAACATAGTAACCGAAATGGTTACGCTAGAAAATGGTAAAAGAGTTGCACGATATTTTATAAAGAAATGAGACGACGAAACCTAACCGAATACGAAAAAGAGTTAATATTTGAAATGTGGCAAGACCGAATCCCAACCAAAGTAATTGCTTTAAAACTGGGGGTTAGTTATATGTGCATTTTTAACCAACTAAAGAAGCGTTACTTAGTTGGATAATTTAAAAAGTTTTATATTTGTGTATTGAAATGAGATATTTAAGAGGTCGGAGCCTTAAATGTTTCATAGGTGAAAACCAACCAGCCCCATCGTCTCCGACCCGATTGGGGCTTTTTTATTGGCTATGGCAAACAAATTTGTTTTATCAGAAAATCATTTGGTAAATTTTTATTTGGAGAATAAATTGGCTCCTTATGAATATTCCAAAGAAGATTTAATTGTTTATTTTAAGGAATACAAAATAAATTTTGAATCAGAAAATAGAAGAGTTGATTTAGTGGTTTTTAATAAAACCCAAGTAAGAATTGATTTAATTGAGTTTAAAAATAAGCCAATTGAATTAAGAGACATTTTTCAAATTTCAAATTATTACTACTTATTTCTTAAAAATTTTCCAGAGTTTCAAGAAGTCACATATTGCCATTTAATTGGTAATTGTTCTCAATCTCGAAAAATTGACACCTTATTAACGGTTGGATTTGAAAAATTAAAACTTTGGTATTTCTGGGAATATAAAGACGGGATTGATTTTTATGAGCAAGACAGAGAAATAGCATTATACAAATGAGCGGCTGGATAAAGGTACACAGACAACTAACCAACCATTGGATTTGGGATAAGCCAGAGTTTTTAAAATGGTGGATTGATATTTTGATGCAAGCCAATATTGAATCTAAAAAGGTGTTAATAAAAGGTCAATTAATAGAGGTTGAACGTGGACAAGTTGTTTATAGCTATGATACTTGGGCAAGTCGCTGGAAAATTAACAAATCTAAGGTTGTACGCTTTTTAAAAATGCTAGAAAAAGATTTAATGATTGAGTTAAAAAACGAAACGGTTACGACACGGCTAATCGTCTGTAAATATGACACTTACCAAGGTGAGCGAAACGATAGTGAAACGCAAGTGATACGCAGACGAAACGCAGACGAAACGCAAGTGAAATCAACTAAAGAAGTTAAAGAATTAAAGAATGAAATAATTTTAAATAGATATATTATAGAGCAAGAGTTTTTTAAAGAATTACCAATGCAAGTTCCTTTTATTAACCAGTTAAAAACAATTTACGGAATAGACCAGAGCCAAATAGACAAATATTTAAATGAATATTTAGCAGTAAATGAAGAAAAAGAGTTTAAAACGATTCAAGATTTAAAAAGGGATTTTAATTTTTACGTCAAAAATTCAATTAATTTTCAGCCTAAAGGAAATCGAAACAATTTTAAACCGCCAGAAAAAAAAGAAACTGAGAATATTTTCGCCAAGCTTTATCAATTAGAATTAGAAAAAGAAAAACAATCTAACCAATGAAAAAGACAATTTTAAAACACTTGCAAAAAATGGAGTTTGTTTGCGGTCTTAAACAATTTAAAGAATACAAAGAGCAAGACGCAACCGAATTAATCGAATGCCTAAACGACTTGTTTAAAAAATTTGGCTGGATGACAGACGAACGCGTAGACTACATTTTGCACGCTGGACTTAGGGGCCAGTACGGCGATTTTTACCACGTCAACGAAAAGACAGTAAACGGCTGGATTAATCAATATTACCAGCATCACCAAAGCCAAATCGTTATGGAAATACAAAACCAGAACAACAAAGACAAAGAGCCAAGCGCTGAGGAAATCGAGTACTGGCTAGAGGTAGGTAAAAACATTTTTCGCGAAAATTACCAGCACGCCAAAGAAACTGGATTTTGCAAAGATATTTCGGAATGGGGCGTTAACTGGTTTAACAAGTTTCAAGAAAAAGGCATTTTAAAACCTTGGCTTTACAACTTGGAAGAAATTGAAAAAGAAGTACGCAAAGAATTGCGACTTACTAAACACTGGGTCGAAGAGTCAACAGTCGGCGCCAAGTCAAAAAATAAGATTTGGAAACTATTTATTTTGGAATCGATTAAAGAGAATAAAAATTTAGACAAAATAATTTAAACAACTAAAACAATGGGAAAAATCTACGGCGGTAATGCCAAAGTAATTACAACAAAATTTGGCGAAATGTGGAAAGTAAGCCAAAACCGCAGCGACTTAGAAAAGTTATTGCAGTACATGAATGACAACGACACCGAATGGGTAAACTTAGACATAAAGGAAAAGCCGCAAAAGGTCGAAGGCAAGGCAACGCATTATTTGGAACTTTACCAAAAGGAAAGCAACGAGAATAAGCCAAAAGAAAAAAACGACTGGGTCCCAGTTGTAGCTAAAAAGGAAATAATCCAAAAATATGAAAAAGATACTTTACCTTTTTAAGCCTAGCCAAGAGAATTTGTTTAGCGCGGTTAATACCGTGCTAGGCATTTTTATTTTGATGCATTACAGAGTCGAATTTGGACTTTTGTTTATGGTTTCGGTTGCATTGTTTACGATTGCAATGGACTTGGTTTACAAGTGGTGTAAATGATAATCTTTAATTTAAACCACAAACCGCTAAGCGTAAATGAAGCATGGCAAGGCAAGCGATTTAAAACGCCAGCGTACAAATCTTACGAAGAGTTTATTTTGTTAAGTATGCCAAAGGCAAAAATCGAAACCGAGCAAATGCTGAGAATTGAGTTTTTCTTTGGGTTTAGCAACAAGGCAAGCGATTTGGATAACCCCGTAAAATTGCTTTTGGATATTGCCCAAAAAAAATACGGCTTTAACGATAAAAACGTATTTGAGTTAAACGTACGCAAATGCATTGTTAAGAAAGGAGACGAGTTTATCCAGATGGGGATTTATAAGCTTTTGCCGTTTTAAACAAAAAGTCTGTTTTTGCTTGGATAATTATTTATAAATTATATTTGTGGAAACGATACAGAAATGAGTTTAGAAGAGGGCCGACTAATTAGAAAAATTCGAAAAAATTTAAATATTACGCAGCTGGATTTGGCGCAAAAAATTGGGTTAAGTCACCAACCTATTAATCAATTCGAGAATGGTTTTGAATCTATTTCCGTTCACAATTTGCGTAAAATTTGTGACGCGTTAGGATTGGAAATTGTAATAAAAATAAAAAAATGAGGTTAGGCGACCAGACCCGCCCGTAATTCTGGTGTGAGTTGTTAACGGGTAACCTCTAAATTTAAAAATATGTCTCAAAGATTTCCAAAATTAAAGCTAGATTATTCGTTAGAAATTAGGTACCGATTACGGGATGGCAGCTGGAGCGCATGGAGTAACAAAGGTCAAGGCATATTTGTAAATATTGAATTAGTTCAACGACAGATAAGACTATTGGCAAGCGCTTACCAAGGCAGAGAAAAAGAGGTTAAATTTGAAAGAAACGGAAAGCTTTGCGATTTTTCTGGAAACGTGACCAATCAAGTAATTACATTGTTATAGTTTTATTAGGTTTATTTTGGGTTTTTGTTTGACTGAAAAGCCTTGGCCGAGTGGCTGAGGTTTTTTTATAACTTTGAAAAAAAAAAAATATGCAAATAAATAAATTTGGATTTTGGGAAACTACCGACGGTACTGGACACATACACGACCGCAGTTTAGCCGATGCGTTGGCAAGTTATTTGTTAATTACTGGACATAAAACAGTTGTTGACTTTGGCTGCGGTATGGGAGACTATGCAAGGGCGTTTAAGGCATTAAATTTGACCGTGGAGGCATTCGATGGTAATCCGAATACGGAAGCACTAACGCAAGGCATTGGCAGCGTCTTAGACCTATCTAAGCCGTTCTATTTAAAAAAGAAATTCGACGCAGTATTGTCGCTGGAAGTTGGGGAACATATACCAGCAGAATTTGAGGATTTGTTTATTACCAACATAACAAAGCACGTTAGAAAAACGCTAATTATTTCGTGGGCAATTGAAGGCCAAGGCGGGAGCGGACACGTTAATTGCAGAAATAACGACTACATAATTGCCAACATTTGCGAGCGTGGGTTTAAGTACAATAAAAAAGCAAGTGAGGAATTAAGAAAAGCCGCAACAAATGCGTCTTGGTTTAGCTACACTTTGATGGTTTTTAATAAGGTCTAACGTTGCTTATACTTTTTTTTATCTTTGACTGAATAAACAGTTTATTTCACATGGGACAAAATGGAGGTGCAAGGCCAGGAGCGGGAAGACCGCCAAAGGCCGACGAAATAAAAATAATTGAGCAAATGGACGCGATTGCGGTACCAGAGCAAGCTTGGAGCGCACTTTGGAGTCGATGCAAAGACGGCGACATACAAGCCATAAAGACTTGGCTTAATTATCGTTTTGGAATGCCTAAACAACAAATCGACGTCACAACCCAAGGCGACAAAGTAACGCCGCCGATTGAGTGGCTTAAATCCAAGTAATGGACGCAATTAAATTGTTGGATAAATACCAACCGCTTTTTTATGACGAACCGAAAACCCGTTATTATTTAGTTACTGGCGGCCGTGGTTCTGGTAAGTCGTGGACCTTGTCTATGTTTTTGCTTAACCTAACTTACGAGGAAGGCCACGTTATTTTATTTACCAGATGGACTTTAACCTCCGCGTTTATTTCGATTATTCCCGAATTTATCGACAAAATCGAATTAATGAATAAACAGGGAGACTTTGAAATTACCCAGAGCGAAATAATTAACAAGGTCACGGGGTCTAAAATATTATTTCGAGGCATCAAGACCAGCCAAGGCACGGCCACGGCTAACCTAAAATCAATCGCTGGCGTTACTACTTGGCTACTTGACGAAGCCGAGGAACTGGTCGACGAAGACATTTTCGACCGAATCGACTTATCAGTTAGGGCCGTAGACAAGCCAAACCGCGTTTTGTTGGTAATGAACCCAGCGACAAAAGAACATTGGGTTTACAAGCGCTTTTTTGAGGATTACGCCGTTAATTCTGGATTTATTGGAGTTAAAAACGATTGTACTTACATCCATACGACTTACCTAGACAACAAAGAAAACCTAAACCCAACCGTTATAAATCGGTTTGAGGTCATGCGGGAGCGTAACCCAACCAAGTACAACCACATAGTTTTAGGCAACTGGATGGACAAAGCCGAGGGCGTAATATTTGAAAACTGGAAAATTGGCGATTTCGATACCTCTTTACCTTTTGGGTTTGGTATGGACTTTGGATTTTCAGTCGACCCAACGACGTTGGTAAAGGTTGCAGTTGATGACGACAACGGCGTAATTTATTGCCATGAATGTTTCGCAGAGGTTGGCCTAACAACCGCCGATATTGCCAAGCGCATTGGTAAGCATTGCCAGCCTAACGACATGATTGTAGCGGATAGCGCGGAGCCGCGTTTAATTAATGAAGTTTACAACATGGGTTTTAATATTTCGCCGTGCAAAAAAGGCCCCGATTCCGTGCGCTTTGGTATCATTAAAATGCAAGACTACCAGATTGTGGTAACCGCTGAAAGTAAAGAGATTATAAAAGAGTTAAACAATTATATTTGGAGCGATAAGCGCAGCGATACGCCTCGGGACCAATACAACCACACCATCGACGCAATACGCTACGCATTCGATAAGCTTAAAGCCAACGATTTTTGGCACGTTTAGAATATTAAATCAATTTTTTATATTAATCCCCTATTTTTACAAAAAAAGAATTACGGAATGAATTATATAGACCGCCTCAAATCCCTAGTTGGAATCAGCAAAAAAGACGCCACATATTTAAACGCCGTTTTCCCGTACTTGGGCAACAACGTAATTTGGACCGCACCAACAACGCAAAACTTTATAGAAAAGGGTCTTTACCTTAACTCGGACCTTTACTCAATCATTAATTTAATCATTAATAAACTAGCCTCGGCGCCTTTGGTAACTTACGAAATTAAGGACCAAAAAGCCTTTAAATATTACAAATCCATGAGCGGCGGCGTTGGTAATTCAGGCGCCAAATGGTCGGCTGAAAAGCTACGAACTAAGGCAATGGAAGAGGTAAGTATTCCAGAATTCGATAAGCTTTTAAAGAAGCCCAACGAGTTTCAGACTTGGGATATGTGGATTAAAGAAATAGCCGCTTTTCGTTTGATTACTGGCAACGCGTATATGTACGGCGCCCGTCGTGGGGGTCAAGAAAATGCGCCAATAATTGCGCTTTATTCTTTGCCGTCTCAGTTTATGGAAATTATTTCTGGCGGTCTAAATCAGCCAATAAAAGAATATAGATTGACTTACAACGGTTACGAAAAAATTGACGCCAGCAACGTTGGACACTTAAAAAACATAAATCTAAGCTACACGGCTGGAACGGCTAACCATTTATACGGGGCCTCGCCTTTGCGCTCCGCAGTTCGTGACCTTACCACATCCAACGACGGAAAGCAAGCGCTTTTATCTATGCTGCAAAACATGGGAGCGCGTGGAATACTAACGGGCGACGGGACTGTAAACATTACACGAGAGCAAGCGCAAGGCCTAAAAGAGGATTACAAATCCAACTACCAAGGCGCAAACAGAGCGGGCGACGTAATCATTACGCCAGCCAAATTGTCTTGGGTTCAAATGGGAATGAACGCGGTCGATATGTCTATAATTGACACGCAAAAAGTAATTTTACGCTCATTATGCCGAGTTTACGGCGTCGATGCAAAGCTACTTGGCGACACCGAGGCAAGCACATTTAACAACACTGAAACCGCCTACAAGGCTTTAATTAATAACGTTGTTAGACCGTTGCACGTTGAAATTAGAGACGTATTAAACAACTGGCTTTTGCCTAGCTACGGCAAGAGTAATTATTTTGTCGATTTTGATTATATGGCCTATCCAGAAATGCAAGACGACATGGACAAGTTGGTTGCCCAGTTGTCAGCTGCTTACTGGTTAACACCAAACGAGAAACGCGCGGCAATGAATTACGGCGAATACGAAAACGAGTTAATGGATAAACCATTTATCCCGCAAGGCTTAATGTCTTTGGACGAATTTGGAGCGCAACCAGTTGAAAACATAGACAACGCTGGAGACTATGCCGAAACCAACCCGTAAGGAAATTGCCTTAGCTAATCAATTAGACGCATTACAAAGACGTTACGAAAGGCGATACGAAAAGCAAGTTTACACGGCTTTAAAAAAGCAGTTGCAACCGTACTTGGATGCAATTAAACAAGCGCCCGCAAATATTAACCAGTTTGACCTAATTACGCCCGCTCCTTTAGCTGACGTTTTAGAAAGCCTTTACGTTACGGCTGGAGTTGCCTATGCCGAGGCAATGTATAACGCAATACAACCGCCTAGCAAAGCCACAAAAGAAGTTTTACGCGCTGGCTGGCGTGACTTTATGCGCCGTTTTGCCGTGACTAATTTAACGGGTTTATTGCTAGACATTAACCGCACGTCGGTTGCGTTAATCGAGCGACTTGTTGCAGCTGGATTACAAGAAGGCAAAGGCGTGTTGGATATTGCGCGAAGCATTGAGCAAACCGTTGGCGCCATATTTACCAACCGAGCCAAGTTAATCGCACGTACTGAAATGGTAAAGGCTACAAATACGGCCGCCATGCAATCGGCTGCGACCTCGGATTTTATGTACGAAAAGAAATGGGTACCAGCAAGCGACCAGCGTACACGCCCAGACCATTTGGCAATGTTAAACTCTGATTGGATACCTTTTAACGCAAAATTTATTGTTGGCGGTATTGAGATGG